GCCGTAACCGACGCAACAATAAGAAATGACATGGACAGAAGAATTAGGGATGCCTCATTTGGTAGAAACGCGGTGATGTTCGATAACTCTAACTTCCCATCGATCATGGTACGCTTTCCGTTTACGAAGCTGAAAGAAATCGATTCTTCGTGGGCCGATTCTCCGCATCAGTCGTTCATAAAGAACGGGGCTGTCAAGAATGAGTTTTGGATAGGGAAATATCTCCCGATCATAAACGGGTCCGGCGAGTCCGCGCGCGCCGTCTCCTTACGAAGGAGAGATCCTGCAAACAACATCAATTTCGACAATTCAAGACTTGCCTGTACCCAGAAAGGGACTGGCTGGCACTTGATGACCAACGCCGAGTGGGCGTTGATTCTCCTTCTCGCTCATAAAAACCAGTTTTTCACTCGTGGAAACAACAGTTATGGAAAAGACTATGTAAAAACGAGCGAAACTGCCGAGGCAACATATATGAGCGGCGGAACTGTTTATAGAACAGCCACGGGTACGGGGCCAGTGGCATGGTCACACGACGGGACTCCATTCGGCGTCTTCGACCTGAACGGAAATGTCAACAAGTGGGTTGCGGGATTACGATTGAACGGCGGAGAGATCCAGATATTCGAGAATAATAACGCTGCCGATGGGACGAAAGATCATTCCGTTTCTAGCGACCAATGGAAAGCCATTCTTCAAGACGGCTCCTTAGTTGCACCCGAGACTGAAGGAACGTTGAAGATGGACGCGACCAACGCAGATGGAAGCGGAAATATCGTCGTCGGCACTACTGTCGAGAACGTTTCGGACGGAACGACTTACGCGATGACTGCTTTCAAAAACATAGCCGCAAAGGGCGAAACGACTATACCGGCCATCCTGAAGCAGCTCGGTCTATTCCCTCAAAGCGCAAACTATCCGCATGGAACTGGATATATGCGGAATCTCGGTGAGCGTTTGCCCTTTCGTGGCGGTGTCTACTACAACGCGTCCTATGCTGGTTTGTCGTATTTGAATCTCAACAACGACCGCACGAACGTGCATGCGCGTCTGGGGTTTTCGCTCGCTTGGCAACCGTGATCTGTGCTTTGCGCTCTGTAATCTGCAAAAAAACCAAAGGGGGAGGAGCAGCATAGAACTCAAGATATTACAAAAGATGTATGATCTGATCCTGTATATATACCCCGTACTCGCACAATTCCCGAAATCAGAGAAACATACTCTCGCGGCGGAAATCAAGAAGACCTGCTTCGAGATCCTTAAGCTCATTACAAGAGCAAACAAGGAGAAACAGAAGCTCGAACATTTGAGGCAACTCGACGCTAGCCTAGAACTTCTCAGAACTCAAGTTAGGTTGAGCGTCGATCTGAAGTTCATACCGACGAAGAAATACGAAGTCATCTCCAGACATCTTGCAGAAGTTGGAAAGATGCTTGGAGGATGGATAAGGTCATCTAAGTTCTAAAGATATGGGAGAGACCCATTTAGCGTTTGCCCTTTCGTGGCGGTAACTACAACAACACGTCCAATGCTGGTTTGTCGTATTTGAATCTCAACAACGACCGCACGAACGTGAATACGAATCTGGGGTTTTCGCTCGCTCGTCCAATCCCGAAAAGACAGAAGTTGGAGATTCACGGATCTCTTTCCAGCGCTTAGAGGGACAAGGGGGTCTCTCCCACGCCAGACGGCGAAAAATCGGATTGCTCCGCGGCCTATGGCAAAACCATGCGCCGCGGTTATCTTGAGGTAAAAAGATGAAACGATACAGCAATATATATCCCCTGATATATGACTTCGAATCGTTGCTAACGGCGTATAGAAACGCGAGAAAACTCAAGAGATACAGAAATGAGGTGCTTAAGTTCTCCGACAGGCTAGAAGAAAACCTTATTCTTATTCAAAATGAGCTTGTCTGGAAAACATATAAACAATCTCCTTATAGAGAGTTCTTTGTAAACGAACCTAAAAGGAGATTGATTATGGCTCTGCCGTTCAGAGATAGGGTCGTCCAGTGGTCTATTTATCAGAATCTTTCTCCGATGCTTGAGAGGAAATATATCTCCGACAGCTATGCTTGCAGAAAAGGAAAAGGTGCGCATCAAGCTCTCAGGTGCTTGCGGGAATGGCTCGGGAGTATTCCTGACCCAAAGAGATGGTATTACCTGAAACTGGATATTCATAAATACTTCTACCGGGTTAATCATAGAATCCTTCTGTCTATTTACGAGAAGCATTTCCCGGATAAAGACCTTTTATGGCTTCTTGAAGAAATTATCACAGCCAACGACGGTAATCTCGGCCTCATCGATGGAAGTATAGATTACGACAATCGAATATGCGGTGTCGGGATGGCAGTCGGAAATTTAGTTTCTCAAATGAGCGCAAACGTCTATCTCAACGAACTCGACCAGTTTGCAAAGAGAGAGCTTCAGATCCCGCACTATACCAGGTATATGGATGATGTAATCTGCCTCTCGTCGAGCAAAAGACAGCTCCATGAATGGAGATGGGCGATGGAAGAGTTTGTGGAGTTGCGTCTGGCTCTTAGAAGCAACTCAAAGACCCAAATAAGGCCGGTTACAAACGGTATTGATTGGGTAGGTTACAGACTCTGGCCAAACGTTGTCAGACTTAGAAAAAGCTCGGCTAAGAGGCTCAGGAGACGGTTAAAGTCTCTTAGGGATAAGTTTGTGAGCGGCACAATCACGTTTCAAGAGTTCGACAATTCTTTCCAATCATATATGGGAATGTTGAAGCACTGTTCAAGCGACGCTTTGAAAGAAAGCATTTGCGAGATGTTGGGAGGTAATCAATGACCTTCAATTCAATAGATTTAACCGCATATCTCAAAGGGATCAGTGTTTCCGGTAGAGGTCTCGAACAGGAACGAGAAATTGAAGAGATCCCCGGGGCTGATCCTCTCGAAACCAGCAAACTCGACAAACTGAATAGAATAACCGTGAAAGCCTCAATAATTGGGGAGAATCACACTGCCTATCGCTCATCAGTGGTGGCCTTGAGGACTGCCCTCTCAGAATCGACGGAGAAGGTACTTTCTTTCTCGGACAGTGCAAAGACATGGAGCGTGTTCGTAGAAACGCTTAAAATCAATCCTCATGAGCCAGTCTCTTCGTGTTTGAGCGCGGATTGCGAGATCCGGTTCGTAGGCAGGTGATTTGGATGACTCTGTCTGATCTCAAGACTCTCGGCTTCTACACGACCTCTGTCGAGGGAGCCGACGACCTAAATTATCAACTGAATATCGAGACTCGAAGGGAAGACCAATCTACACTGAAAGAACAGGTCCTCTCTTCGTATCTCTTGCCTCGCCAGATAAAACTCAAGGGGATCGTTAAGGGTTCAAGCTCGGCAGATCTCGTTTCGAAGCTCGGCACTCTCCAAAGCACACTATCTGCTGGAATCGTTTCATTCGAATACGAAGGTGGTTCAATTTCGTGCTACCTTGACGGCGGAGTCTCATGGAAGAAGATTGGGCCGGAGTTCGGCACTCTCATAGCAGAATGCGAGATCTCTTTGAGAGAGATAGGAACTGCCGACTCCTCGCCTGTCGCAAGGACTCTGAAACACTATCGGGGCGTGACTTATAAATCTACTCTTAAGCCTATCTCCGGACACATAAGAGAAACCTTCATGGGAAGGAAAGAACTCGAACTGACACTCGAAAATCAGGACATCAGAAACCTCGATGTCATTAGGGTTTATGACGGAGTGAGCACAGAATACTACACAGTTCAGATCCCCGAACCTGAAAGGCGAGACAACGCGAAATTCATAACCATTACAGCCGAACACGCATACTATGGTTTCGGAAATCGAATGTTCCTGGACAACTCGACCGAAGAAGAAGTGTTCGAGTATTTCGGGATAGATCTCTCGACTCTTCTGGGGTATCTCTTCACAGGATCGGGAGTCTCGAAGAACACGACAAATCTCAACGCAGGAACCCTCTCGGAGGTTCAGGAAATCTCTTTCAGCTCCCAGACGAGGCTCAACGCACTTCAGGCGATATGCGAGAAGTGGGGAATCGAGTATAAGTTTTCCGCAAACGGCACGACGTGCTACTTGGGAGAGAAAGGGAGTCTTGGAGACACTACCGGAGCGATGATCGAATACTCGAAGAACCTCAAGGGTGTCAAGAAGAGGATCGACACGAGAGGACTCGTTACGAGGCTTCGACCCGTCGGCTCTTCGGAGAACCTTCCTACATGGTATGTGTACCAGAACCTTCGCATTACGACTCTAGTGCCTAACGGTACAGGAGGTTACGACCATTCTGGAGATCTCTTCATCGACAACAACACGGCCACATATGGGATCATCGAACGCCGCATGGACTTCGATGTCAAGGTTCAGGCGAAACACGGTAGCGTTACAGGGGTTGGAACAGGATCTATTGAGGGATACGACGGAACCTATCCTTATATCGTCGATTCGGCTCGGACTGAAGCTACCGGCGCACTCAATGGCGGCACTCTCCATGTAGCCGATGGTCCTGATGTCGGAGAGGCGAAAATCCTTTACTATGACGGCTCAACGAAGAGAATCTATTACAGAATCGACTCCGACGAGAATTTCGATTTCACTCCATCGGCAGGAGCTTTCTACAAGATCACGGACATCGAGCTGACGTACCAGGAGATCAACGAGGCCGCCGCTACGTTGCTCGCAAAAGCTCAAGACTACCTTGATACCGCCTCCGAACCTCAAGTGTCGTATGAGGTCGATTTCGCCCAGTTATGGGAGCGAGACAAGGTCTCATATTCGACGGACTATTTCGAGGTCGGGGATATGATCACGGTCAAAGACACGGATCTCGGGATCAACGACTCTCTCAGGGTCATCACGAAAGAGATCGATGTAGTCAGGCCGTGGAAGGTCAAGATTGAAGTCTCGAACAAGGTTCAGCAGATAGAGGACATAATCCTTGACATCATCGAAGAAGGGAACACTCTCAAGAAGAAAGAGCGGGTCCTCACGATCAACCAGAAACGGCACAACGATGCTGTGAGGGCTCTTCAGTTGCTCAAAAACAACAACTTCTTTGGAAGTGATGTTGAGATAAACGGCGGGAACATAAAGGCTGGAACGATCGAGGCCGAAGCGATCGCTATCGGTTCGGGAAACCGGAACTTCCAGCTCTGGGGAGTGTCTTTCGAGCCGAATTATGATGATTCATACGCGAAGTTTCATGCCACGGGCGGGGCTCTTGTGTTTTACGGAGAAGAGGATGTCTGGACTCTCAATGCGAACACGGTAACTGGTCTTACTCAGGACACGACGTACCTCGTCTATGTCAGACTCAGGAAAGGAAACTTAACCTCTGCCGACAATGCGATCATCCTCTCAAGCGACACGAAAGAGGCCGAAGACGCAACCTATTACTACTACCACGTCGGCTTTCTGGAGGTCGGAAATTCCACGACAGCTTCATTCCTAGCGACCTCATACGGCTGGACGATCATCCACGGTTCGCAGATTCAAACAGGAACGATCTATGCGGACTATATCAGGGTCGGTTCTCCAGCAGACACTCAGATAGGCCTCATCGACACTAAAGCTCAAGACGCTCTCGATGCGGCGCAAGCAGCCGAAGAAGATGCTGCGGAGGCTCTGGCGGAAGTAAACGAGATTACCGATGACTCGATTCTAAAGGGCGGGACGGAGAAGAGCCAAATACGGAAAGAGTGGGACTCGATCGCCAAGGAGTACTTCAAGATCACCGTTCAGGCCATAGCATATTCCCTGAGCGGAGACTCGGCCTATACTGCTTACTACAACGCAACAGCGGCATTATGGACGTATCTCAACGGAGGCTCTGGAGCATTCAGTTCTTCGACTCCTCCGGCGTGGATCTCTGATGCGAATCTCGGAACTGACACAGACATCGTCCCTGCTACCTTCAGGTCAAAATTCGCCGATTATTATGATACTCGCCAGGGGATCCTCAACAAATTCGTCGGCTATGCTAAAGGGTTGGCAGACGCGGCACAAGCAGCAGCGAATGCGGCGCAAGCCGATGCTGATGCGGCTCTTGATGAGATCTCCGAGATTGTTGACGACGGCATATTGAAGGGCGGGACCGAAAAAAGCAGCGTCAGGAAGGAATGGGATTCCATCGTCAAGGAATACAAGCAGATACAAGCACAGGCAACACTGTTCGAGGCGACCACAGAGACAGCATATACGGACTACGTTGCGAAGGCTCAGGCACTTTGGACATATCTAAACAACGGATCGGGAACGTTCAACATCGACACGGTCCCGTTGTGGATCTCCGATGCGCAGCTCGGAAATGATACGGACATCGTTTCTGCCACATTTAGATCAAAATTTGCCGATTATTATGACAAGAGGCAGGCAGTTCTCAATCTCTTCGCGAAGATCGCGAACGACAACGCCCTGGCCGCGAACGCTCTCGCTCAATCGGCAAAAGACGCAGCGGACGCAGCGCAGGAAGATGCGGACGAGGCTCTCGAGGAGATCGCGGATATCGTCAGTGATTCGATCCTGAAAGGAGGAGCTGAGAAGAGCAAGGTGAGGCAGGAGTGGGACTCAATAGTGGTCGAATACAAGGAGCTACATTCCCAGACTGACGATTTCGATCTTCTCTCTGATTCCCACTGGACAAATTACTATGCGGCTACGGAATCGCTCTGGACATACCTAAACGGAGGAAGCGGAACCTTCCATATCGACACTGTTCCTCTCTGGATCTCTGATGCGCAGCTTGGAAACGACACAGAGATAGTTCCGGCAACTTTCAGATCTAAGTTTTCGGGGTACTACGAAAAGCGCCAGTCGCTTCTCAACAAGTTCGTGATCTTCTTCGCGGAGAATGTCGGGGTCGGATATACGGAGATAGACGGCGGGAAGATAACGTCGTTCATAATCTCGGCTCTTAAGTATATCCAGGCCGGAGGGGATAGCGAGAATTACCGTCTGAACTCTTCCGGACTTGAATACAGGAGACTCATAACCGCCAGAATCAACGATATTCGCGCGTTCGCACAATGTGATGCTACCTCGAGCGCAAAGATCGAGGTCTGGTATCGCTGGACCGAGAACTACTCGGACGCTTCTCCGGACTGGTCGAGCTGGCAGAA